TTTGCTTTTCCCAATATGAATAAGCTGAATTAACTGCTTTCTTCTCGCTTCTTTTCGTTCCATTTTTATACTCTCCGTCATATGAGTAAGCTTTCTCTCGCGAGAAGGCTGAATAATATGTTACATTTTAAGAATGAAGCCTATTCTAATGGCGGTTTTGGTAACGGTTTCCAGTGTGTTACACCTTCAAACTGCACTCCATCAAAACTACAAAATTCTAAACTGTCATCAAAGTAGCTTCCCGTCCTAATTAACCATCCTGATTCAGATTCTGGCGTTTTTATTGCAAACAAAACTTCGCTCCAATCTTCTGGTAATCTATCTTCACACTTAATCCAGCCATTGTTTTTTTTCATTTTTAAGCCTCCTCAAGTCCTAAATTTAAGGTTCGGTTATAGTAAATAAATGCGCGTTTAAATGTCTCTTTACTGTCTTGTTTGTATGCTTTAGGCGACAGCGCAATATCATCAAAACCATTTAAATATGCCCAATGTTTTTCATGTTCCGGCGGCGTAGCAATAAAAGCTTTTTTTTCTGCTTTTAATGCCAATAAATCAGCCATTTTTACCAATCTTTTTATTTCCGGCGTCATCTTGATACAAAATTTATCTTGGATCGCGAGTTCAAAAGCGTGTTCTATCGCTCTGTAGCAGGGCAATAAGTTTTTTAAAGGTGTAGGCACATCACCCAAATAGGCTTCTTGCGCATCATGCATTAACGCCGCATAAGCGGCCATGTCGTCGGCACCTAAAAAGGATTTTGCAATCATGCCCACATAAACGCTGTGGTCCAACACCGTATAACGCACATCCAACTTTCCTGCAAAACGGGGAATCATAGATAAATGATGGATAATATCGTCAATGTGGATGTCGCTGTTTTGTGCATTAGCAAAGTCAATCAAGCGATTGCCGTGCGTGATAAATATACTCATAACCTATTTCCCCTGAAGCATCAAAAATTCACTCTGTTTGATTTCAGTTAAATATTCAGGGATTAACGGAAATTTATCGCCATGATAACCTTCGGATTTAACTGGGATAGACACAATAAAATGATTACTTGTTACGCCGCATACAGATACATATGCTTTATACTGTCCAAATACCCAACAAGTTAGCTTTAATTTATTCAACATAAATTCGTTAAACGGCAGATAGTTATTCAATATAGACCTTATTTCTTGGATTTTTGCGTTAAACGCTTTTCCTGCCTTGTTTCGTTTGTTGCCGGTAATAACCACCTTTTCATTTTTCAGCATTTCAAATTTGTAGGTTTTATCGTCCTTGATTTTTTCAAATTCCCGGTTATTCATACTACACAAAATCCCTAAAATACTGGTTTCATCACCTAGCCAACATTCATAAAACGGGATAGTGTTAAAAATGGCGTTTAATTGTTTATTACGCTGTTTGCGCTCTTTTCGCCATTGTTCATCTAACGATTTAATTGGCTCAATATCTAATGCGGATTTAAAGTATCTAAATTCCGGTCTCATATTTCCTCCTAAATTTCTTCAACTTCAAAAATGTCAGAACTAACTTCATCTGCGAAAAAATCGACTAATTTGATTCCGACGTATTGACCATAAGCGAATCCTTCCTGTTCATTCCACAGGTGTTTATCCATGCTTTCAATAGTAGATAATCTCCAATCATTCTGACTTGCGTAATACAATGCGTTTGTTGCAATTGGCAGAATAAACTCTAAATGTTCTTTAAGTGAATCACTTAAATTCGGCGAACCAGCATAAAACATGGACATCTGAACTATTTTTTCTTTAACACCGGGAAAATCAAAGTCAATTTCAAAAATCGCATAAATTTCAATACCTCCAAATGTATCGTTACTTACTTTAAATTTTTTCTTGCCTGTAAATTCCATACTTACCCCTTAATTATTGTTTTTGTGTAATGTGATTAATCTTTCATTTCAACACCGGCGTAACTTTACACGCCACGGTTTTCATCTCACAGCTTGCAGTTTGTAACATCAGCAAGCATTCTTGTTGTTTGTCGTCCAGCCACATTTCTTTTGCCATCTCAATCTGTTCCATGATGTTCGATAGCTGCCTGGTAATACTGTCCTTTTCGTCGCTCGCTTTTAAATATTTCGCCAATTCGCATCTGTATTTACATTGCAGTGTTAGTAAGGTTTCGCGGTCTATGCTATCTAAACAGCCATTAACTTGATGAGCGTGGACGATGGAGCACATTACATCGCGCTCATAATTATTCAGCTTCCAAACTTTCAGCATATTTTTAGCGCGTTTTGCCTCATATTTATCAGGTGTCCACATATCAGATCTCCTCCGTTTCAATCACATCATCAATCTTGGTTATCGTGTGCGGCATGGCATTGACATCAATCTCGTTTAAATCGGGTTTATTTAATGCCTCGCTTGGTGATGCTGCTTCCACCGTCACTTCAACCATGCAATAAAGGCGTGCGATATATTTCGCCATGTTGTCCTCCTAGTGTTGGGTATTGGCTTTTTTCTGGCAGTGCTGTGCGCGTGCAGAGCACCAGTCGTGTTCGTCTGATTTGTTGGTAGCAAGGCAAGCCGTTAACCAACCGCTGTAAGCGCGGGCATATTCGCCTGCTCGTTCCCATAGGGCTGCATCGTTGCTTAACTTGCGATACATTTTTCGTCTTTCGTCGCTCATGTTTCCTCTCAGATTGTATTGTTAAACTTATTCCTCAGCCCACTCGTTGAATGGGCTGTAAATAGGCTTACCAAAATTTGCTAATTATCACGATTAAAACCACGGAAAAGCAGAGGTAAAAGAAAAGCAGTGTTTGCAACATTTCATTCATGTTAATACCCGGCGTCGTCCAACAACCCTACAATCACCATCAGCACGGCGCCTATGATAAGGTAGGTCAATGGGTTGGTGAGCATTACGCCGCCTCCTGTTCAAACGGAGTGATTACAAAGTCTTCCACCCCGGTAATTACTTTAATGCCCGCAATGCCGGCAACCGCACTTTTCTCGTTGAGAATCGCTTCTTTGTTGATTTCTTCCTTGGTGCGAATAAAGCGTTCAAGCCCGTGAATACGTAAGTTTTGCAACACGGAATCCACGCCGGTGACTTTCACGCTCGGGTTGCGTACACGCCAGGACACCTCGCCCGTCACCAGATTGGCGGTTTTGGTTTTGCCGCCGTTGGTGATTTGGTCGCGGTTCGCTTCGCTCCAGTATTGCACCCCGTTGGAAAGGGTTTTAATGCGCTCCTGCAGCGGGGCGAACTTATCTTTGTAGTCTTCCGTAATTGCCGCGATTTTGTCGTTCATTTCCGCCTCCAGGCGTGCCACCTCACGATTTAAATCGCCGATGGTTTTAATATCGCCGGCGGCATCTTCGCGGGTTTGCGGGACATAAATTTGCGCGGTTGCTTTAACTCGGGTAGCTGATTTAGCCATTTAATAAACTCCTTAGTGAATAGTGATGTCAGGTTGATTTTTAGGGAAAGAAAACATAATGCGGCAACCGGCAATCATGGTTTCGGCGGTGCAAATAATGTGATCGTCTCCCTCGTTGCTTTGCAAAAACACCTGCGCTTTGCCATCGGCGACCCAGCGGCGGGTTAATGCGTTGTGTCGTACGGTGACAATCGGCACCGGTGCCAAAAAAACATGGCGCACGACTAAGCCGATTCGGTTGCACTCCATCACGGCTTTCTCGGCTAAATTAAGCCGGCTCAAGGCGTGCATAGTCGCCAGGCTTAACGGTTTCTGCGGTTTGGCTTGCGCCTGCTTCGCTTTTTTCGGTTTCATTTTTAAACCCCTTTAATCACATCGGCGCTGACTAACGGCGCGCCCAATTCGGCGGCAAGATTCATCGCACCGGTGATCAGATTGCCCACCGCTAACGGATAAAGCAGGCTGTGTTGGGTTTTGGCGCGGCTGTTGCTCATCACTAGGCGATTGCGCAGGGCGTCTAATGCGTCACGCTCGAAAATATCTGCGGTTTTGCGCCCCACCGCTTTTAAGCGCCATGCCACATACTCCTCAAGGCAGTTATCCAACGGCGCCAATTCAACGATTTCGCAACGTTGTACTACTTCGCGCACCTCAAAGTTGCGTTCGGAAAGTTTCTGTTTCAGCTCCGGTTGACCGATTAACACAATGGAAAGCAGTTTTTTAAACCCGTCTTCCAACTCAAAAAAGCGTTTCAAGTGTTTTAATGTCGGCACCGGCAGGCTATGCGCCTCTTCGATGATTAAAATGTGCTGATTGCCCGCCCGCGCGCTGTCTTTTAATACGCGATGCAACTGGCGGAAACGGGCTTCCGGTGAGCGCTTCACGTTTTCCAGCGGCGCCAGGGTGTTGATAATGCTTTCTGCGATGTGTGCGGCTTTGAGGGTTTTGCCCTTGAGGTCGTTGTCCTCCATGGCGATGATGTAAGGCTCGATGACAATCACCGGCAAACCGTCGTGATTAATGCGTTCAATCAAATCACGGCGCAGAGTGGATTTGCCGGCGCCACTTTCGCCGACTACCGCCATAAAGCCGCCGAAACGCGCGGTTTGAAACAGCGCTTCGCGCACATAACGCACATCCGGCGAGGAGAAAACTTGCTCGGCAGACCGCACTTCATCCGTGAACGGGTTGTTAAAAAGGGAAAAATGTTTTTTAGTGGCTGGAAATAAAGCCTGTTTTGCGAGTAACATAGTGTCTTCCTCTGTTGTTATTGACTGCTCGTCATTGTTGGGGGAAACATCCGCAGGTGTTAGCGCATCTGCGGATTCTTCTTTTAAAAGCTCGGCAAGTGCGGTGGAAATGCCGAGCGTTTTTAACACCTCGGTCAACCGCGTTTTAAACTGCTCGGTGCCGGTTTTAATCAGCAAGCCGTGATTCACTAAATTAGTGATCACCGCCGGCGATACCGCCAAAAGCCCCGCCAGTTTGCGCTGAGAAATGCTTTTTTCTTCTAAAATTGCTTTAAGTTTCAACATGGTGCTGTCCTTTTAGCTGTTCACAACGCGTAACGGTTGCGCCGTTGCCGGAAGGTGTTCCATGGCAAGTAATGCCTCAAGTTCCGGCTCCGTCATGCCGTTCGGGTAGCGCTGATTCAGCCATTTCATGGTGTCGGCGCTGTATTCATTACCGAAACGGGCTTTAAGCCGTTTTGCCACTTCAATCGTGTTGAGAGGAGCAAGCTCAACCCGTTTGGCGTTGGCGGTCAATTCGTGCTCTTGTCCGCGTTTCGGCATGAAATCAACATAATCGTGGTTTTCTACCACTTTGTAAGGGTTAATCCGACCGCCGAACAACGGCGCTTTGGCTTTCTTGGCGGCTTTCACTTCGTCATCCGTTTGAGCGTCGTAGGCAATGCGTTCCACCGCTTCTTTGTTGTACTCAAACACGCTCTTGGCGTGCGGTTTGTACTCTTCGCCGATAATCGCCGCATCAACCCGGAAACCGTGGTCGTCATATTGCACCGGCTCAAGCACCGTCCAATATTGATGCCCTTCATCATCTACCCGTTGCACCTGAATGCAGTCAGGGCGGTAAGGGTTTTTACCGATAGTGATTTCGGTGCCCACCATGGCTTCGGTAATATGGCGCACATCGTAGGTTTTCCCCCCGAAACTCACCGTCAATTCCGCACTTACTTTGCGCGTTGTTAATTTTGTCACCATCAATTCGCGGCAAATGGCAAGGCTCGGAGCGATTACCAGTTGCTCTTTAGTAATGGCAAGCCACGCCTGATAGCGGGTTCTCTGGTGTCTGGAGTGTTTCACCGCGCCGTTAAAATATGCCATCCAGCGCGCCGCGCGTTCGTTCAGCTCGTCAAGTCCGCTCACGCTGGTAAAGCGCAAACCGCTTTCAAACTGGCACTCCACAATGTCATTGCCTTTTTCCACTTGCCCTTTGGCGCGCGGTTTGCCCGGTGCGTTGACCTGCAACTTAATGCCGAGTTGGTTGCACAAATGGGCAAACATGGCGGAGGTATTCGCCGAGCCCGGGTCCAACATCACCATTTTCGGCACGCCGCAAAACGGGTCTTGCGTGTTGCGTTGTTGCATGGCGTTAATAAAGCAATTGCACAGGTTTTCCGCGCTTTCACCGCCATATACGTATTGCACGTAAATCACCCCGGAGGCATGGTCGGTAATGACATAACGCCACACCCGTTGGTTTTCCACTTTCTTCACATTGGCGGGCTTATTTTTATAGAATTCTTTCTCTTCCATGATATTTAAGCCGTTGCCGCCGTCCGCTTGTTCTTTTAAGTAATAAAGCACACATAAAGACGGGTCGATTTGCCAACAATGATTCGGGTGTAAACTCTTCATTGCGTTCACCGGTGCCGGGCGGGAGAGTTGTTCCGGGTGCAGGTTGTAGGCGCGTAATGCGCGGCTGACCGCACTTTCCGAAAGCAACCGCACTTCCCCTGTGCTTTCGTCTATGTATTCCGCTTTGATTTCGCGGTTGGCGCGTAACACTTCCAACACACTTGCCAAACTTGACATCACTTTGTTGTGCACACCGCGCCGGCAAGCCAGCCAATACGCGGAAATGGTTTGCGCTTCGTCCAACCCCAGGGCGACATTGCCCTTGTCATTGCGTTGTTTACGGGCTTTTTTGGCGCTGATCTGTTTGAGTTCGCGCATTAACGTGGCATGGCTGATATTCAATAACTCACACGCTTGCGCATACACTTCCCCCTTTCTGCCGTGCGGGGCACAAGCGGCTTGTTGCGCTATTTCGAGGAGTTTTTCAGGTAAAATCGCCATAACGTAAATCCTTATTGGTTATCACCGTTTAAAATGGCGTTAAATTGGGCACCGTAATCAGGCGCTTGAAAGCCCGCTCTGTCCCATTCCGGTGTGTTGTCACCGTCCGCAAGGCGCGGCAGGTTAAATGCGGTGCGTAACTCGTTTAACACCAGTTCAATTTCCGCGAGCGTACCCACCATAAATTGTTTATGGTCAATGCCGCTTTCCTGCGTGTGGGCATCCAATGTTTCAAAGGCTTTCCACACCTGTCCGCGCAAAATGGCTTCTGCGTTGTATGCCAGTTGAGAGGTGGATTTGCGTAACAAGCCGCCTTTTTCATCCGGTGTCAGCGTATTGATGTGGTTTTTCTTCTTCTCAAGCTCGATGTCGAGCTGATTAATGCGGTCGTTTTTATTTTTTAATATCTGACTTTGCGCTTCATAGTTTGCTTGGCTTTGTTTTAACTGACCTTCCAACACTTGTTTTTCGTGCGCATGTTTTGCCGTCAGTTCTTCGATTTTTTCCAGCAATTCTTCTTTGTCGGCGCTTTCGGTGAATTCGGCATCCATGATTTCGGCGCGGGCGTCTTCCGGCAATTTGCGGAGTTTGCGCATTTCACGGTAACCCAAGCCGAGGCGTTGGGAGGTTTCTAGGAAATTTTCACCAAATGTATTAAGGTTTCTGAGGTTTTCGTCCATTTGTTCGCGACTAAAGCCTAAAGTTATGCAAAAATCCTCCCAAGTGGTGACCGTCACCAGTTTTCCTTCTTTGTCAGAAAGGGTTAACCCTTTATAACCCTTGGATTCTTTAACTTGATTCAATAGCTTTAAAGTGGTGACGGTCACCAGTTTTTGCGTAAAATCAAACGCTTTAATCATGCCGATAAGCTCGTGCGCTTGTGCCTTATCGTGAGTCATTTGCTTTGCTACAAGGGCTTCAGTCTCTTGTTGTTGTGCTAAAGTGAGATCTGTCATGGTTAGTATCCTTATCTATAAAGTGCAGTATTAATGCGTTGTTTGGCTTCTTCCGCCCGTTGAATATTGAACTCAATTTCCGCCATGTGTTTTGTGGCGATTTGGGCAAACAGTGGTGTGAAGGCAAAATCATTGGTCATCAACTTGTGAATAAACCCTTCTTCAATCAACACGGCTAACGCGCGACTGACATTTGTCGGGCTTTCCCCTGTGGCTTCGGCGATTTCTTTATTGCTCATGCCAAGGTAAGAGCGGTGTTGCATTGCTTTGATAATGCGTAAAACCCGCGCTGCACTATTGCTTTTCTCTTTGTTCATTTTCTACCTCTTTACTTCACAAAGCGGGCGGCAACGGCAAGCGGAATACCAAACTCCTGTGCCAAGTCACGCACATCACGGTTGCGCCCGTTGTTTTTGATGGCTTGGTTTCCGAAAGTTTTCGGGGTGCGATTGCGATATTCGCGGGCTAAATACCAAGTGCAGAATTTAATGAGTAATTTTTTCATCTTGTTTTCCCCTAAGAGTTATCCTATTAGCTCTCTCCAATCTAAAAGGACAATCTATGACTATTATTAAATTACCGGCTAAGCAATTAGCCGATTTAGAAAACGAAATTGTTCAACTTCAGCAACAACTCAAGAACCTGAATGGTCGTTGCGACGCGCAACAGCATTTAATTGATTATCTAATTCGATTGCTGCCATATAAAAAGCAACTGGAAATTTTCGAGGAAGTGAAAAGTCTGTCCCTTTTCTACAAAAGTCATCCAGAACAGCTTGATGGAGAGTTTTGTCATCCTTCATCTTACGCATCAGTCTTTCACGTTCTCTACGACGATCTTGAATTTCATCGTCAACAAAAGAATCGTTAATTTCCTTTAAAGCCGCCTTTACTTGCGGCTTTTTCAATAAATAAATTAAAAATTTTTCAATTCGATTTTTCATGTCGTTCTCCTTATTTAAGCTGGATTTTTTATTAAGCAGCCGTTTTATGGACTGGTTGTGGATCCGGTTTTAACCCTAGCAACACCGCAGTTTTATGGGCTTCGCCCCACGTGCCTTTCAGTTGCCCGCGTAACAAATCGGAAATGGTTTGCTGGTTGATGCTAAAGTGACGCGCCCATTCACTGCGATTAATGCCGTGACGTAAAAAATACGCCCGCGCACTATCCAGAGTTTGCGGATAAGGCAAGGGGTTAAATTTTGTTTTTTGCATTTCGTCCTCTTATTGAGTTGTGGTAAATTATGGGAGTCATTTTTTTTAACGGGAAAACCTAATGAAACAATACAAAGCGCTCACGCCAGATGACTTGCAGCAACAAATTGGTGATCTGCAATATCGCGTCGGTAAACTTGAGCGGGAGCAAGTGCAAACCTTAAAGAACATTGAAGATAACGATGATTTCGTACTGGGTATAAACGATTTATTGAGCCTGTTAGCCGAGTCGCTTTTCCGTCATCACCCTTACCTATTAAAGGATATGGAGCCTTCCCTGAAAAAGGCGTATCAAGCATGGGAACGCTACGAACAGGGCAACCCGACGGAAGACGATTTGTTAGAGCCTGTAGAACGTTACCAAGCCAAGCGACATCTCTATACAATGCTGTTAATGCTGGGTAAAACAGATGAGAAAAGTCATCTCGACAAATAAGCGCCTTGCCATTGCTACGACGGCAGGGATAGTTTTTGTAGATTTGTGTAATCAGCGTAGTCATAAATGCCTCCTGTTTTCTGTTGGTTTATGGTTGGTTTGTTGTTGATGTGGTAAATTATGAACATTCGTTCTTATTAAATCAAGAGAAATTTAGAACAAATGAGTATAAATAATAGAGTTTGCTTAATTGTTGAACAATTTGGCGGGAGTATTACGAAGTTTTCTGAACGTTCGGGTATTAATTATCGTTCTGTGCAAAATTATATGCGTGGAGATAGAGAACCAAACTCGGAAGCCTATTTGAAATTTGCACAACTGGGTATAAACATTAATTGGCTGTTAACTGGAGAAGGTGAAATGTTTATTGGCGGCACGCCTGAAAGCGTGCTTACTAAGCAGGAACAAACCTTGCTTGAGGACTACCGCGAAAGCAACGAACAAGGCAAAGAAGCCATCGAAAAAACCGCCAAAGCATTGTCGGCAGTCGCAGCACTTGAGAATCGTAAAGTAGGTTGAAAATTTAATTAGTAAAATAAGGGGATAAGGCTATGCAAGAAAGCGAACAACAAACCTTAACCATTCGTAGTGAAGCTGATGTATACGAATTATTAAAACAACTGGAAGAAGACGCTATTGACGATATTTCTCGCTATAGGGTTTGTTTTGATGGGTGGCCCACTGTTAAAATGCGCTTTGTTGGTGAGGAATTTAACTCTACAATTACACCGACTATTATGGAAGCCTTTTTGAAATTGCAGAAAGGAATTTATCAAACCTACGCATTAGCAGTTTATGCCGATAAGGGACATCGTTTGACTCCTGAGGAAAGGAAGAGCCTTGAATTGATAATCAAGGTCAGTGAAGGGAGTTCTATTTTTGATGATGAAAAAATAGATTGGAATAAGATTGTTAATTCATTGATACGAAAAATGCCGAGCAAATATCTTTTGACTATTATCTTAACTGGACTGGGGCTTTACTTTGGTAAAGGCTTTTATGATGCGTATTTGCTGAATAAACAGACGGAACAGGAGCAGGTGCTTAAACAAGAATTGGCGCTGGAAGATAAAAAGATTATCAATAAACTGATTGAGCGGGTACCCGAGTTAGCAGAGATAAAAAGCAATTCGGAAGCCACACACCGTGCTATTTTAAAATCGGCAAGCGAAGCCGAACATTTCGAATATCAAGATATAAAACTATCGGGAGAAGAAGCTCACAAACTTTCTATTAAACCTCGAGCTCCCTTAAAAGAGGCTAAAGACATCCGACTTGATGGCTTATATCGTATTATTAATGTCAATACTGAGTTAGAAAGCGGCTTCAAAGTTAAAGTCAGAAATGAGGTGACCGGCATAGAATATAATGCAGAATTGCAAGATGATACTTTTGATAAGCAATTCAAACATGCGATTGAGAGCAGTACCTTTGAGAAACGTCCCGTTGAGCTGAATATTAACGCTAAACAAAAAGGTATAGATGGTGAAATTTATAGTATTGTCATCATCAAAGCTGTGTTGAGATAGTATATTGAACCAGGGTGAATATTAATAAAACAGGGCTTTCGCCCTGTTTTTTATTTGCCTTGCTTCGCTTCAAACATCCGCTGTTTCGCCAAATAGCCTTCCAGCATCCAAATCTTGTCTTCCGCGTTATCACGTGCGATTTTTCTGCCGATTTCGGCATCATACGTTGCCAGCGATAGACAGGCACTTTCGCCGGTCACGGTAAAGCCGTTTTGCAGTGTCAGCACGCAAATTGTCAGCACGCCAACCTGCACATATTCGGTGGATTTAATAACGGACTTAATGTGTTCGTAAGTGAGTTTTTCCATCGTGTTTCCTTGTTTGATATGAGTTTCGATAATAGGCGGTAAGTCGTAAGGCTTGCCGCGCGGCGTTAAATGAGCAAACGGTTGATACATTACATTTTCAGATCCTTTCTTTACGGTTTTTCAGTGCGCTTAGTTTGCGCGCTCGGACATCAAAAATATTCTAAAGGCGGAAAAAATACGCGGAATTAATAAAAAGCTAATCTACAAACTCCAAACCACCCATTTATCAACATAAGGAGTTTTTATGAAAGGTTTTTTTAATGCGTTAAAGCACGGTCGCCTCTTATCTTGGGTCATTTCCGCCCTGTGTTTGTTCGCCATCATCGGTATCGTTTCCCCCGTGCAGTTGCCGGTTGTGTTGTATAAGCTCGCCCTGGTGTCTATCGCCTCTATTATCGGCTATCACCTTGACCGCGCGTTGTTTCCGTATTCCAGCCCCGGCAGTTATTTGCGCGAACGCTGGAATAAACGTGAATCCAAAATCGCCATCCGCCCTGAAAACACGCCGGAATACCCGATTTGCGACGGTTATTTGAATGTGTTTGCGTTAGTCGTGCTACGCCGTGCATTAATCGTGGGTGCGGTCATTTTAGGCGTGACATTGGGGCTGTAATCATGCGCGTCGTCCATCGCACCAATAAGTGCTTCAAGTATTGCTGTTATGCCTTTGTGGCGCTGTTGCTATCCTCGCTTTTATGCGTGCCGTTAGCCTTCGCCGCAACGGCAAAAGCCGAGCAATATCAACGCACGCTCACCCGCGAAAGCTACGCCGTATGGGGCTTAAATGCCCCGATTCCGGTGTTTGCCGCCCAAATCCATCAAGAATCGCAGTGGAAAACGACCGCACTTTCTCCCGTCGGTGCGCAAGGGTTGGCGCAATTTATGCCGAAAACCGCCGATTGGATCTCCGCGTTATATCCCGAACTTGCCGACAATCAGCCTTACAACCCTGACTGGGCATTGCGCGCATTAGTGCGCTATAACCGCTTTAACTATGAGCGCATCTCCGCCCGCACCGAATGCGACCGTATGGCGTTTATGCTGTCGGCGTATAACGGCGGACTGGGGTGGGTACAAAAAGACAAACGCAAAGCCAAAGCACAAGGGCTTGACCCGCTGACTTATTGGCAAAGTGTGGAGCTGGTCAATAGCGGGCGCAGTCGTGCGAATTTTGCCGAGAATCGAGGCTATCCGCAGCGCATTATTTACCGTTGGCAACCGCTTTATATCAACTGGGGGATTGTGCAATGTTTGTAAGGGCGTTAACCGCATTTTTGAAATCCGACATCGGCACATTGATGATTAATTGCGTGCTAGTCGGTCTGTTCACCATCTGGAGTAGTTATCAAGCCTATCAGCGCGGTGTCGCCGATACAAAAGCCGCCTACGAACAAGTGGAAAAAACGCAAATTAAGGGGCAATTAGACCGCCTGGGGCGTGACATCATGGCGGCGACCATCGTAAGTCAAGCCACAATTAGCAAACTTGCCGATTATCAAACCGAGGGAGAAAAAACAACCCATGAACTGCAACAAAGTCTTGCGAAAAACCGGCATAGCCGTCGCGATTGCCGCTATCCTGCTGACAGCCTGCTCAAACTCAGTGAAGCCCGCACCAGAGCAACCAAAGCCGCTACCGCCGGCATTAGCGGTACCATGTCAGGCGTTACCGCCACTCCCGCAAAATCACAGTGATGCGGTCTTGGTGGCGTTAAAGCAAATGTATGATTTATACGGCGTTTGTGCCGGATTGCACATTGACTTAATCAATTATGTGCAGGGGGATAAAAAATGACGGAAGTCAGCACATGGCAGGTCATCACGTTTTTTGTGAGCCTGGTCATCACTATCATCGGTATGCTTATCGGCTTCGGAAAGATTCTGCTTACGCAATTTGAGAGCAAACTAAATGAAAAATTTAAGTTTACCGAAAACCGGTATCAACAGCTCCATCAGGACATCAAAGAGGCGCGCAGACTGTCGGAAGCCGCCAACAATATCGTGATGGAACTAAAGATAAAAATGCCGGAAGACTATCAAAAACGCGACGACGCAATTCGTAGCGAGACCGTTAATTCGGCGCGGTTTGATGCCATCAACGAAAAGTTAGATAAAGTGATTTTAATGTATGGAAGAGGCTAGCATGATTGAATTTGAAAAAAACAAACGCGAACACGTGCGCTGGTTGATTTTGTTGACGCTCGACCATGCCCGTCCTATCGGCGCGGCGGAAAGCCTGATTTTAACCACTATTCAGAGCGTACCAATGCAACTGACCGCCCTTGAGTTACGCCGCGAAATGGACTATCTGGCGGGGCATAATCTGGTTGAATTGCGCGGACGCGACACTGCTCGCTGGCACGCCAAATTAACCAGCGAAGGCGTTGATTTTGTGGAATACACCAGTGAGTCTATCCCAGGCATTGCCCGCCCTGAAAAATACTGGTAGGAGGAATTATGCCGAAACGCTCAACCGTCAAACAATTGCCCCAAGCCGTCAAAGACTGGCTGGATGCCGCGCTGGTCGAGAATAACTTTAGCGGCTACAGCGCGTTAGAAGAAGCGCTTAAAGCACGCGGTTACGACATCTCACGCAGTGCGGTACACCGTTACGGGCAAGCGCTGGAGCGCCGTCTGGCGTCGGTTAAAGCCAGTACCCAGGCGGCAAAAGTTATTTCTGAAAATATCAGCAATGACAAAGGCGCGCATAGCGACGCGATTTTGGAAATGATCCAAAGTCAAGTATTCAATACCTTGATGAATCTTGAAGAAATCAAAGAAGAAGACGACCCGATGAAACGCCTTGCCGCGCTGTCGTTTGTAGGGAAAAACATCAGCCCGCTTATTGGCGCCAGTATTAATCTGAAAAAATATCAAGCCGAAATCAAAGCCCGCGCCGAAGCCGCCGCACGGGAAGTGGATGAAGTGGTGAAGAAAAACGGATTAACCGAAGAAACTGCCGACCAAATCCGTAAACAAATTTTGGGGATTGTATGATGACTAAGCCTAACCTGGACGCCATTGGCGTTTTACCGTTTGATCAATCTGCAGTGTCGTTGCAAGTGCAACAACACTATAAAACACCGATGTTGTTGCTGGGCTATCAGCAACGTTGGTGTGCGGATTTAACTCCCGTTAAAGTCTGTGAGAAATCCCGGCGTATCGGTCTGTCATGGGGTGAAGCGGCAGATTGTGCGTTGCTTGCCGCCTCGCAAAAAGGCATGGACGTTTGGTACATCGGTTACAACAAAGACATGGCGCAGGAATTCATTCGCGATTGTGGTGACTGGGCAAAGGCTTATGGACTCGCTGCCGGCCAAATTGAAGAAACCGAAGAGATCTTCAAGGAAGGCAACGAAGAAAAAGCCATTCTGGCTTATGTTATCCGCTTTGCCAGCGGCTGGCGTATTACCGCATTGTCTTCCCGTCCCTCTAACTTACGGGGTAAACAAGGGCGCGTAATCATTGATGAAGCGGCGTTCCATGAGGACTTGGCAGAGCTGATGAAAGCGGCAATGGCACTCTTAATGTGGGGCGGTCAGGTGCACATTATTAGCACCCACAACGGCGTCGATAATCCGTTTAACGAGCTGATAAGCGAGATTAAAGAGGGCAAGAAGCCTTACAGTCTGCACACTATAACTTTTGATGACGCCATTAAAGACGGGCTTTATAAGCGCATTTGTTTACGCTTGGGACGCAAATGGACACAAGAAGCGGAAGACGCCTGGGTGGCAGAAATCCGCGCGTCTTACGGTGATGCCGCCACCGAAGAGTTAGACTGTATCCCGCTCAACTCGGGCGGCGCATGGCTTACCCGCGCGCTGATTGAAAGCCGTATGAGCAAAGATACGCCACTTATTCGCTTAACCAAAAAAGACGAATTCAGCCTTGTTGACGAGCCTGTGCGCTACGCCGAAATCGAAGAATGGTGCGAGGAAAACCTGTTGCCTGTGTTGCAAGCATTACCGAACGGACAACGCAGCTATATCGGCGAAGACTTTGCGCGCAGCGGGGACTTATCGGTGATTTGCGTAGGGCAAGAACAGCCGGATTTAACGCTAAAAGAAGTGTTGGTGCTGGAAATGTCAAAAATCCCGTTTAAGCAACAAGAGCAGATTTATTACTACATCGCCGACCGCTTACCTCGCTTTTCAAAGGCGGCGAACGACGGACGGGGCAATGGGCAATTCTTATCCGAGGCGGCATTTGACCGCTACGGGCAGGTTGTGGAATCGGTGATGTTAAGCGAATCCTGGTACGCCCAACACGCGCCACCGTTTAAAGCCGCACTCGAAGACGGCACCTTTCACGGTATCCCGCATCATGCCGATATGCTGGACGATTTGCGGGCGTTTCAGGTAGTGAAAGGCACTCCACGGATTCCGGATAAACGCACCACCGGCGCCGGCGGCACGCAACGCCACGGCGACGCGGGCATTGCCAAACTGTTGTTGTATTACGCTTATCGCACCGACGAAGGCTTTGAGATTAATTTCAAAGCTGGGCAGCGGCGCACAAGCGCCGACTTGTTCGGCACGGCGTCAGGGTTTTCTTCCCGTGGCTTCGGCACGGTGCGCGGGCACAATAATTTTAGAGGATTTTAGCTATGGGTTTTACAGATTGGTTTAAAAGTAAAAATAAAAAACCGGAAACCAACCGCACCATCGCCGGCACAGGTGACGGGCAGGATATTACCAAAGCGTATATGGGCGAACTGGCACAGCCGGAAGACGGCGTGCTCCGCGGGCGCGGTAACGGCGACCTGTCGCTTTACGAAAAGGTTTTAAGCGACGAGGAAGTAAAACGCACCTTTACCCAACGCCAAGACGCCCTCGTTTCCCGCGAATGGACGGTAGAACCCGCAAGCGACGAACCACAAGACATCGAAGCGGCGGACTTTATCCGCGACTGGGTTGCCGAAATCGGCTTTGATCGCATCACAAAATTAATGCACTACGGTATTTTCTACGGCTATGCCGTAGCGGAGTTGGTCTATCGGATTAATGATGACGGCAAGTATGTCGCGGACATCAAAGTGCGCAACCGTCGCCGTTTTCGCTTTACCCCGAAGGGCGAATTGCGCCTGCTCACCCGTGACAATCAAACCTCCGGCATTGAGTGCCCCGCACCGTATTTCTGGAGTTTTTGCACCGGCGCAGACCACGACGACGAACCCTACGGCATCGGTTTAGCTCACTGGCTTTACTGGTTGAGCTTTTTTAAGCGTAACGGCGTTAAATTTTGGCTGATTTTTTTAGAAAAATTCGGCATGCCGACGGTATTGGGACGCTACGGCAAAAACGCCAGTGAAGCCGACCAGAAAAGACTATTAGAGGCGATAGAATCTATCCAGTCCGACAGCGGCATTGTGATGCCGTTAGATATGCCCATTGAATTGTTAAGCCAGGGGCGCACCGGCAACGGCTCATACAAAGAGCTGTTTGATACCATGAACGAGGGTATCCAACGCGTCGTGCTCGGGCAAACCTCATCATCAGGCGGCACGGCGGGACGCTTGGGTAATGATGATTTACAGGAAAAAGTACTGGAATCTATCATCAAAGCGGACTCTGACGTAATTTGCGAATCGTTTAACCGCGGTCCGGTAGCGTGGCTAACAACGATGAACTTTGCTAACGCCCGCCCGCCGCGCGTGTTTAGAGTGTTTGACGAAGCGGAAGATCTGAACGAAAAAGCCAACCGCGACAAAGTCATTTTTGAAACGACCGGCTATCGCCCAACCTTGGGACAAATCCAGGCGTCTTACGGTGGCGATTGGGAAAAAACGGAAGCCCCGAATAATGATGACCCGGCACCAAATCAGACGGGGAAGAAATCGGCGGACTTTGCGGGCGCGGTTGAAAAAGACATCCCGGCGCACATGGTTGACCAGCTCGACGATAACCTTGCTCCGGTAATTGATGACTGGGTGGGTAAAGTGCGCGCACTTGTTGACCGCGTAGAATCGCTTGAGCAATTGCGCGATGAATTGCTGACAATCCTGCCGGATATGAGTCTCGAACAATATTCAGCCGCTATGGCGATTGCGCTCAATGCGGCGAATTTAAGCGGACGTGAATCCGTAGTAAGCGAGGCGGGCAATGAGTAAAGTCGCGTATGGTAGCGTGCCGTTTAATGAGCAAATTGAGTTTTATAAGCGCAAAATCCCGACGCCGACCGCCACATGGACGGATATTTACAACGCCGAGCATGATTACGCGGCAGTGGTTGCCGGTGCTAATCGGCGCGAAATCATCGAAGATTTTGCCAATGCCATTCAGGACTTTATCGCCAACGGCAAAACCCTGGAAGACTTTCGCAAGGATTTTGATAACATCGTGGCAAAACACGGCTGGGATTATCACGGTGGGCGCAACTGGCGCAGTCGTGTAATCTACGAAACCAACCTGCGCTCAAGTTACCAGGCTGGGCGCTATGCGCAACTGCAAGAGCTGAAAGACGTCATGCCGTACTGGGAATACGTCCACAGCGACGCCGTCAGCCACCCGCGCATTGATCATTTGCATTGGGACGGCTTGATTTTGCGTAATGATGATCCTTGGTGGCAAACCCACTTCCCTATCAACGCCTGGGGGTGTCAGTGTACCGTTATCGGACGCAGTCAAGAATACATGGACCGCAACGGACTCAAAGTGGATAAAGCGCCGAATATCGAATGGGAAGAGCGTCTTATCGGCGCGCGCGGGTTGAATCCGCGCATTGTGCAAGTGCCGAAAGGTATCGACCCCGGCTTTGAACACATCCCGGGCGCATCACGGCTAAACAGTCAAACCCCACCGCCGTTAGACGACGGCGGACAACCGCGCCGCGTAGCGTTTTATCCTCACCGTAGCGATACGCCAATTCCAATGCCGACCCCGCGTAAAGTACCATCGAATCTATTGTTACCAGAAGGCAAGGAGGATGGATTTTACATCAACGCATTTTTGTCCGAATTCGGTGCTACCGCAGAAAAACCCGCGATATTTAAAGATGTACTAGGTGAAAGCCTGGTGATTAGTGACGCCCTGTTTACCTCACGCAGCGGTCACTCAAAACTTAAAAAGCGCGGGCGCGAGGTGTATTTGAAGATTTTAGCCATGGCGCTGAAATCGCCCGATGAAATCTGGACACGTGCCGAATATCATCACCACTTGAAACTGCTAACCGTGCGCCGTCGTTATATCGCACGCTTTGAATTCGACGGCGACGGACATAATGTGCCGGCATTGGCGGTGTTTGATGTCGGTCGTGAAGGCTGGGAAGGAACGACGATATTTGCGCCGGACAAAGAGGAATACTTAGAGCAGGTGCGCACCGGTGTGATGTTATATTACCGGGATGATGAAGACTAAAAAACTCACCCGCCGCCACAGGTGAGTTCTCGCCGGGTGTGGGATTGGAGGTCCTGGCGGGGACTGCCCACCCGATGCGTTGAAATCAATATAGGACAAAATATGACCGCAGTCAACATCGAATTAGATATTAAAGAGCTTAGTCGCGTGCTGGATAAAGCGGTGGCGCGTTTAAGTCGCCCCAAGTTGATGTTTGCCGAAATGGGCGAAGAATTACTGGCGATCCATTTTGCCCGTTTTACTGCCCAACAAGCCCCTGACGGTACGCCATGGACGCCGCTTAAAGATTGGTACCGCGAGAGTAAAAAGAAAAACGCCGACAAAATTTTAACCCTCGACGGGCATTTAAGTGGTACACTGCGCTACCAGGCAAGCGATAACGGTGTGGTCTTCGGCTCCGACCGACCTTACGCGGCAATCCACCAATTCGGCGGAACGATCACCGCAAAAAATGCTAAGGCGTTAAACATACAGGGACGCCCGGCGAAAAGCGTGACGATTCCTGCCCGCCGATGGCTCGGTTTGTCGGCGGATGATGAGCAACGATTAATCGAAATTGCCCGCAAACACCTAAAAAACGAATTTAACGCGTAAAACGCGCGTATTTACGTTTTAATCGTGAATTCGATAAGTTATAGCTCAAGTTCGTTTTAGCGTGTTTATAAACGTTTATAAACACGCTTAACGCGACATATCCCCTCTTGTTTATCCCGCATTTGCAAAATCCCCCTCGATTATCTTTCCAAACGCGGAAAAAATACACTGATCCGCAACCTCGTCATAATGTGCACATCAAGACACATAATGAGGTTACTTATTCCGTGAAACTCACCAAAATGGAAATCATGCGCGTCGGCACCCACACTGCCATGGATGGGCGCGAAATTAGCTTTTCGCAATCTGCACTAGAAGATTTGAGCGCGCAATATGATCCAAAACTATTCGAATCGCCGATTGTTATCGGTCACCCCAATCTCACCGCTCCGGCTTACGGCTGGGTGAAACAGACCAGCGTGGAGGACGGCATACTTTACGCCCACGTGGGACAAGTTGACGCAGCCTTCGCCGAAGCGGTGAATGCCGGACGCTATAAAAAGCGCAGTGCATCCATTTTCCTGCCGGAAACTACCGGCAATCCGAAACCCGGTCATTATTATTTACGTCATGTAGGCTTTTTAGGCGCCGTACCGCCTGCGGTGAAAGGCTTGGCAGACGTAAACTTTGCGGAAAGCCAAGGCGGTGAGAATGCGTTTGCCGACTTTGCTTTCGAAGAATCCGAATCTGCTAACCCCAAACCACAGGAGAAAATCATGACAGAAGCAGAACAAAAAGCCGCCATTGAAGCCGCCGCCGCAAAACTGGCAGCCGACGAAGTGGCGAAGAAAGAAGCCGATTTTGCCGCACGGGAAGCCGCTATCGCCGACCGTGAGAACAAAGTCAAAGCCGCCGAGGAAGAAAAAGCCAAAGCGGAAGTCGAAAAGCAGAAAAAAGAAGCCACCGATTTTGCCGACAGCCTGGTAAAAGCAGGCAAGTTATTGCCGGCGCATAAAGCAGGATTGGTTGAAGTGATGGTGCAACTGGGCAATGCCCCGGTGTCGTTCTCCGACGGCTCACAAACCGTCTCCAAGTCGTCTATTGACGTTTTAAAGGACGTACTTAACACCAAACCGGTCGATTTTTCCGAAAAATCCGGTGAGCCGGGCGAAAAAGACAAAGACGCGGTGGATTTTGCCGACGGTGCGTCTATCGCCAAAGCGGCAACCACATATCAAGCGGAACAAGCGAAAGCGGGCGTTGAGATCTCAATGACCGAAGCAGTAAATCACATCATGCAAGGAGCAAGCAAATGAGCCAAACCCCTGAATTAATCGTTGCTTATGTCACCGAAGGCAAAATTGAAGGTTATCACATTGTCGCTTTCGGCGAAGAAAAAAACGGCGCAAAACAAGCGACCGCCGCTACCGATAAGTTAATCGGTATTTCCACCCGCGTGCCGAAAGAACCGGGCGAACATGTTGATGTTGTGCGCTCCGGCTTATATCCGGTGATGTACGGTGCTGAAATCAAGCGCGGTGATTGCTTAACCACTGATGCGCAAGGTCGCGCCGTAAAAGCCACCGCAAAACAGGCTTACATCGGTTTTGCCGAGGAGGATGGCGCGGAAGGTGATTTAGGCTCCCTGTTCATCGTCCCGGGTTTTGCCGCTGAATAACCCGTTCATCAAAATTAAGCGAAAACTGTAATTAATTTTCACCTATTGAAAAAGGATAAAAAATGAGTAAAGCAAATTTTCCGGTCAATCCGGTATTAACCGCCATCGCGATTGCGTACCGCAACCGTCGCATGATTGCCGACGAGGTATTGCCACGTACCACTGTAGCAAAACAGGAATTTAAATACCTCAAACATGATTTAGGCGAAGGTTTTACCGTGCCGAAAACCATTGTCGGTCGTACATCCCGCCCGAACCAAGTGGAATTTAGCGCAATTGAATTGACCGCGTCTACCGAAGACCACGCATTAGATGCACCGGTGCCGTTGGTTGATATTAAAAATGCGCCGGCAAACTACGACCCGGACGGTCGTGCCGTAGAGCAAACCATCAATTTAATTGATTTGGCGCGTGAAGTGCGTACCGCTGGTCTTGTATTTAACAAAAAGTCCTACGCTAACGGCTTAGTCAAAACATTAAGCGGTAACGAACAATGGACGCACGATGAATCTGATCCGATTAAACAATTATTGGCGGCATTAGATGCGCCGATTATGCGCCCGAATATCATGATTTTAGGTCAGCAAGCCGCCACCGCATTGCGTACCAACAAAAAAATCATCAAAGCGTACAACGGCACCTTGGGCGATAGCGGTTTAGTGCCGTTAGAGTTCCTGCGTGAATTGTTCGAACTGGATAATATCTTGGTCGGTCAGACTTTGGTTAATACCGTCAACCAAGCCAAGAAACCTGTACTTGCCAAAGCTTGGGGCGGTCACTGCTCATTGATTTATCGTGACGTATTAGCCGATACCCAGCACGGCACCACATTCGGCTTAACTGCCCAATTCGGCAGCCGTGAAGTGCGCACAATCTTTGACGAAGACATCGGCTATCGTGGCGGCAACCGTCACCGTGTGGGCGAATCCGTCAAAGAGCTGATTACCGCACAAGACCTGGGTTACTTCCTGGAAAACGTTATCGCATAAGGTCACCTCATGTATATCACACTGCAACAGTTAAGCGAGAAGCCGGGCGTGATGGAACTGGCGCAAGTTACCGCGCAGGTGGGGCAACCCCCTGCCGACTGGCGCGTTATCGGCAAAATCATTGACGGCGAGGATACTTCCGGGGAACAACCGGAAGCCCTAGAAAAAGCTCAACAGGCAATCACCCGAATTGAAGAAGTGATTGCGGACTCAAGTGCGTTAATTGACGGTTATTTACGTCAGCGCGGCTATAAGCTGCCGTTTAAGCATATACCGAGGATTTTGGTCGCTTGGGCGCGCAACATCGTCCGCTACTACCTGCATCAACATTTGCCGGCAAAAGAAGCGGATAACCCGATTGTGCGTGACTACCGCGAAACGCTCAAATTGTTGCAGCAGGTCGCTGAAGGTAAATTTTCGCTTGGCTGGGGAGATGACCTCGTACCGTTTACCGGTCTGCCGAAATTTAGCAAAAAAGCCGGCGACCGTGTGTTTACCGCCGAAACCTTAAAGGATTACTAATGCAATACGGACCGTTTGATTTAAAGCATGTTATTGAGCAGCTCAAGCCGTTACAGCCGGAATACATTTCCACGCTGGGCTCTACCGCAGAATATCGCTCTATTACTGATGTGAGTCTTGCCGGTTTGCCGACGCCCGCGGTGTTTGTCGTGCCCAACGGTGAAATCGGGACGCTCAATGATGTTGCGGTACGTCAAATGATTACCGTGAGTTTTTCGGTTATCGTGATTGTGCAGTCGTATCAGTACAACAACGACGCGCCGCATTTAAGCATTAGCAATCCGGTTATCGGCAAAATCCGGGAACAGTTGATGGGCTGGCGTCCTCCGCTACCGGGCGCAAAAGAAACCTTTTTTGTGCGCGGTGATGTAGTGGATTACAGCAACTCTTATCTGGTCTGGATCGAGACCTATCAAACAAAAGTCATCATGGGGAGAAACCGATGAAGCAAATTAAATTAAACCAATCGCACGTCCACGCCGGTGTCGGCTACTCGGCAGGGGATGTGATTGACGTAACCGACGCCGACGCGGTGTACCTCATCCGTCATCAAATCGGCACGGTAGTGAAAAGTGCGGATGAAAATACCGGCAAAAATGCCGACAAAGCGGAACAACAACCGCCCCAAGCCGAGCAAACCGAAAACCCCGGCAGCGATGCCGAAACAGTGCCGTCTGACGGCGAAACTAACAAATCCGAACAAGGAGAACAATAAATGGCACACGTTGAAACGTATTCCTATGGGCAAGGCAAACTCTATCTTGCCGTGCGTGACGCAACCGGCAAAGTGGGCGCGCAACGCTGGGTGGGTGATGTATCCGAACTGTCTATCTCATTGAGTGTAGATAGCTTTGAGCACACCGAATCTTATTCCGGCGCGCGCCAAAAAGTGCGCAAAATCATTACCGGCAAATCGGGCGAAGTATCGGCTAAATTCCACGAGTTGAGCGTCGAAAACTTGAGCTTGACTTTATTGGGCAGCGCATCCAAAAAAGAAGCCGCTAGTGTTACCGGCGAGGTGTTACCGAAAGAAATTAAAGCAGGTGATCGCATCACTTTAGCGCATCAAAACGTCAGCGAAGTAAAAATCGGGTCATTGGTCGAAGGTACGGATTACAACGTTGATCCAATTTTCGGCGCGGTGGAATTCTTGAAAGACATTCAAAATAACACCGATACAGCAGCGTATAAGCACGGTGCGCTTGAAAGCGTTGCAATGCTTACCGAAAACCCGAAAGACTTGTTCTTGCGTTTTGAGGGCGAAAACTTGGCGGAGCTGAACGAATGGACGGTTGTTGAACTCTACAAAGTGAACTTTAACCCAACGGAAGCCTTTAATTTGATTAACAACGATAACTCATTAGATGCGTTATCCACTAAAGCCCAGGTGCTTGCTGACACAACCAAGGTCGGCGATAAAGAGCTTGGTCGTTTTGGCCGCGTTATCAAAATCCGTAAATAAACCCACTCCCGGGGCAGTCCCCGGGAATTAACAAAAAGGTTTAATAATGACAACTCAAACCAATAAAGCACTAGAAATTCTGTTTCCAACCACCGAAATTAAAATCGGCGGGGAGAAAGTCGAAGTCAAGGAATACACCCTCAAACAGCAATTGCAATATAACGACAAATTTGTGCCGTTTATTCAGGCGTTGCGCGCCGCACTCGGCAGTAGTCAGGATGATTTCTCGCTTGACGACTTAATGATGTGTTTAAGCGCTAATTATGAGGCAGTGATTGAGTTAGTTGCTATTTCCATTAATAAACCCGTGGCATTCGTCGAGGGGTTAAATACCAAAGAGGGCGAAGAACTGTTAATCGTTTGGTGGGGTATCAATTCCGATTTTTTTACCCGCAAGGCGGTGCAGCCTCTGGTGGAACGCGCGGCGAAGGACAATCTCGCCAAGTGGACTGGGGTGAAATTGTAGAGTTTTTAGTGGCGAACGGTCATCAATTCCGCGAGATTGCAGACTATACCGCCCGTCAGTTGTTACTGTTCTATGAAAAGGCATTGCGCCGTCAGCGCTTGGCGCGCGCCGCCAGAACAACGGATATGGCTTACGGGGTAAACGGTGGCAAGGATTTGAAGGACTATATAAACACCTTGACCGCCGATTAGGCGGTCAAGTTTAAGAAAGGATTAGCGGTGCGGATGGAACATCACGGCAATCACGGCGGCGGCAAACGGGAATCTGAAAACCAGTTTTAAAATGCTCACTGCGATGCCGAAAAGCAACATCACCGCAATCACGCTGCGAAATTCAATTACGCCTAACAACACCAGCAACAACGGAACGGTTATCGGTAAGGTCACGATAGCCCACGCAATATAACTCAACATTTTATCGTTTTTCATTATTTGGATTCCTATGGCTGATAATTTAACGCTCGCACTTAAAGTTAAAGCGGATTTAGATAACGCTGTCCGCAATTTTAAATCACTACAAGCGGAAATGCAACGCACGGCGCGTGCAGGCAACACTGTCGGGCAAGCAAGCCGCGGCGGCGCACAAGGGTTAAATGCGCTGGGTAACAGTGCAGACCAAGCCACCGGTAAGCTCGGCAAGACGCGTGCCGGTGTGGAATCTATAAGTAAACAATTGGCTGTGCTGAAAAAGCAAGTTGTGGGACTTGCCGCACTGTCAAGAATTTCCATCGGATTGGTCGGTATTGCCAACACATCCGACGAATACAAAAACTATCAGGCGCGCATTAATCTTGTGTCCGCTTCAAACCGCGAAGCAAAAGGCACATTTAAAGAGTTGATGCAGATTGCCGATGATACCGGGAAATTATTTAACGCCACTGCCGAACTTTATACCCGTAGTTACCGTGCTTTGGGGGATAAAGCAAACAGCGCGGAACTGCTCCAATTTACCAAGACAATCCGGCAAGCGACGGTGGTTTCGGGCGCGAACGCGCAAGAAGCCAGTGCAGCGATTATACAATTATCGCAAGGGTTGGCATCCGGTACACTAAGGGGTGAAGAATTTAATTCCGTTTCCGAACAAATGCCGATTATCCTTGAAATCCTGCAAAAGAGCCTTGGTAAAACCCGAGGCGAACTCCGCAAGATGGCCGAACAGGGCGAGCTTACCCCGCAACTGATTATCGGCGCCATGAAAGAGGCAAAGGATGAAATCCAGCGCCAATATGACGCCATGCCGCACACCATCGGACGGGCAATTAATGAGTTAAGTAATGCTTGGTTACGCTTTATCGGGCAAACCGACAAGGTAGTTCCTGCGGTGTCACTGGTGGCAAGTGCGGTCAGCGCGTTGGCAAAAAATCTTGACGAGCTCGGCACGGTATTGCTGATTGTTGCGGGTGCGGCAACCGGTCGCTATATCAGCGGTGTAGCAAAAATGGCAATCGAAACCGTGCGGAACAATACGGCGACCGCCGTGGGTACCCGAAGCCTGATTGCGCGGGCGCAAATTGAAGTCAATGCTGCCAAAGCCGCTTTAGCGATGGCGGCGGCGACCGAGCGTGAAGCCATTGCAACGGAACGCCTCGCCCTTGCCAACCGCAATTTGGCTGCGGCAAAAGCCGGCGCAACGGCATCAGGTATCGGTCAAAGTCTGCTGGCACTGGCGGGTGGAAAATTGGGGTTGGCGATTACGGCGATTACCGGGCTTTATCTGGCGTATGAATATCTGAAAAGCAGAGAAGAAGAATTAGATACGCAGTATCAACAAACCTCTAATTCTATTCAGTCAAATATTGATAAAACACAAGCCTTGATTGAAGCGCGTACGAAACTCGGTGAACTTGGCGGGTTTACCGACCGGGTAACACAGGTTGATACTAATCACAAAGCGATTGAAGATGCGAAAAAACAACTGGATGAGCTGATTGCCCGACGTGATGAACTGCTTAATCAAAACCGCACAAGTGTGATTGGCGGATTGATTAATGCAGATGAAATTAACAAAGTTAACGAACAAATTGTTTCGCTTGAAAAATACTTAAAAGAGCTTGGCGACAGCAATGTGGATTTAGCCAATACCGTCAAAGAGCAATATAAAGCGGCATTTGATGAAGCAATTGCCGCAGGCGGCGAGCTTGCCGAAAAACTCAAAGCGTTGGGTGGTCCGGAGGTTGAAGAGGCGCAAGCACTGTTAAGGGATATTATCAAGAAGAACGAAAGCGAATTGCAGGGAATGCAAGGTGAGCTGAAAAAACTTGAAGATAAACTGAACAGCGATTTAGTTGACGCGACTTATACCGCTGCTGAAAAACTCGAACGATTCCGTGACCGCGCTATTGAAGCGGCAAAGAAAGCGGGCGATAGCGGCAAGTTGTTACAGCCGTTAATTGACGGGTTAAACAACATTATTGATTTGCAAAATAAAGTCGATAATGCAAAGACGGCAAAAGATAACCGGAAAAAACTTGAAAGCTTACGAACACAAGCAGAAAAAGCGCCATTAAATGCACGGGGTCAACGCGATTATGACATCAATCACACTGATTGGGAAAGTGAAGAACAGCGTCAGCAAGCATTGAAGTATTCCGCGCAAATTGAGGCAGGAGAAAAAGCACGTAAAGCTGCATCGAAAAAGAAAACCCCGGAATATGATGCGAGCAGCAAGAATCTTGAACTTAACTTGCAGTATTTACGCTTAACCGGACAGGAAGTTAAAGCCAATTTAACAGACATTGAAGGGCGCTATAACAAGCTTTTAACTGAGTTCCAAAAGCACAGCAATGTTGACGGGATTAATCTGATTAAAAAGATTTTACCGTTGGAAAAAGCGAAAGTGCAGATTGATGGCGTGCAGGCGGAAATTAATAAGCTGTTTCAATCCCAATCAACACAAGAACAGCGTATTAATACGCAAGTGCAAACCGGATTGATTACTCATCTTGAGGGACAAAGACAACTCAAAGACGTCTATGCACAAACCGTCGCCGAGATTGAAAAACAATTGCCATTGCTTGACAAACTCGCGCAAATGCCCGGCACACAGGGCGAACAAGCAAAAGCCTTGTTGGAGCAAATGCGCGGTAAAATCTCGGAGCTGAAAAACGCAGGCAATGACCTTGAGAAAGCGTTTAAAGACGGACTAACACAAGGTATCCAAACATCACTGGTTGGTCTTGCAAACGGCACGATGACATTAAAAGACGCGATTAAAAATCTGGCTACAACGATTTTGAATGCGATTGCACAAATTGCAGCGCAACAGCTTGCGCTGCAAGCATCAAGTGCAATCGGCGGACTATTCGGCAGTGCCGCGGGTGCAGCAGTGACCGCTGCCACCGGCGGCTATATTCGGGGACCGGGTACCGGCACATCCGATTCTATCCCCGCGCGTCTTTCTGACGGGGAATACGTAGTGAAAGCCGCTTCCGTTGCGCACTACGGCGTCGGCTTTTTGCACGCTATAAATCGCCGGCAGCTACGCTCGTTTTCTGATGGTGGCCCGGTTTCCGTGCCGCCGGTACCGAGTTACCGCGAACCAGGTTTAAGTAATTCACTGCGCGAGGGACGGGCTAGTGCACAGGTCGTCGCATCTCCGGTACAAATTCAACAGACTCTTGCGGTTGATAGCGCGGAACTGTTTACAGCCGGCATTAACACGCGTGCAGGAGAACAAGCCGTGTTGACGGTGATTAGAGCGAATAAACAAACACTGAAACAAGATTTAAGTTAATAGAGGTGGAAAATGGCGTATCAAACAGGCACGGCACAAAATGAGCGTGATTTGCTCGATATTTTAAATAAGTTTTTGACGACCGACCCAACATTAGTCGCCAACGGTCAAAACTGGACGATATTACTTGACCGCACATTGCCGGCCACCCCAACAACCAAAGAAATCCGCCAAATTGCGTGGAAATCCACCGGTACGGGCATAGAGCAGGATATTTATATCTGTGCGTCAACCGCAAATTTGATTTCGGCGGATGCTTATAACATCAACTTTTGGGGCGGCACATTTTACAACGCGCAATTTGTTACACCAACGGAAATTCACACCGGCTTAATTAACCCGTCACCGGGTGTGGCGCTTTTCGCCGACAACCGACCGGTTGAATATCATATTGTTGCAGATGGACGTTGTTGCAAAATAGTGACACGTATCTCACAAGTCTGCTCCGGTGCATATTTAGGTTTTATCTTACCGACTGTACCGCCGACAGAATACCCTTACCCACTTTGTATTGCAGGCAGTGCGCCAATTGTTAACAGTAACAATAATGCGGTATTTATCCGCTACTCGCAAGCTGACGAGTTTAACTCCTCTATCGTTAATCCGTTTTACGGCAATTGTTGGTTAATTACCCCGGACCAGGCATGGCGTGATTTTTACGGGCAACGTTATGAGCGTGTCACTGCGGATTCTTCAAATCAATGGCTATATCCCATAAGTAACCTGCAATTTTATTCAAGACACCAGCAACCGCAAATCATGCGTGAGATGGGAGCATCGCCCGGCGGGAGTTTCCCGCTTTTTCAAGTGGAGTTTTTTAGCTTGGCAGGCTCAAGTCAGGGCAGTAACCGCTGGGGTGCTATGGATGGTATTTATTGGATCCCCGGTTTACAACGCGCAGCGGGGGATAAAGTCACTATTGCAGCCGGCCGGTCAGGTGTTGTGTTTAATGGTGGTTTCAGAGTAACAACGGTCGATTATTTTGTATTAGAGACAACAACAGGGGCGTAAGCATGGCGTATCAAACAGGCACGGCAAAAACATTAAATCAGCTTTTGACTAAACTGGCAGATTTTGCACAACAACAAGGTTGGGTCATTGATAAAACAGCAGATAATCAGCTCTACTTACATAATACGGATGGCTATTGGTCATGTTATTTATCGTCCGATGATAATTTTTATGTTTACATTAATACCGGATTTGATAATAGCAAACCGGCGCAAGAACAGCCGGGTACGTCAAGGACAAATGCTTACCGTGTTATTGATACAGACACAACGCAATTACAAAACGGTAATTACGTTTCGTATGATTTTTTTGGCACTAAACAGTACTTACATGTAGTTGTTCAAATTGAGGCGGAAAAATTCCGTCATTTAGGCATCGGTACATTAGACAAAGAGGGTGAGTATACCGGTGGTCAATATGCATTCGGCACGTTTATTACCGACAATGATGGGCATTATCAAAGTTCAGATCATGTGTATGGATTTTCTCCCGGCGGAGAAGGAAAACAAGCCGTTGTACGCGCAGATGGCGTAAGCGGTGATACCAAGTCGCCCTGGTATTTTGCACCGGTAAATATCTCGGATTACGGCAATCTCGCAAAATCCGATTACGGCAAATATTTACTCTCGTTAGGGCGGGCGTCAATGTATAACGAGCAAAATACTTATCATCCGGATAAACTGATGGTGAATTTCAGCCAATCGAAATTCGGGCAGGTATTAATTCCTTGTCCGCATAGTCTTATCGCACACGGTGTGGACGGTGTATTCCGCCGTTTGGGTGTGTTGCCGGATAGATATGAGTGCACAATGATGGGGGTTCAGCCGCGCCAGATTTTAGAAATCGCAGGTCAGCGCTGGATGATTATTCCGAGCGCGCAATATGATGCACGGAATGCGCGTGAAATTGAACGCGGTAAAAACAATTCCGGGATCCAAGGTGTGGCTTATCGTATTGTTGAGTAACAAGTATGGCTGATATTACTGCACACAAAGTTAAAACCGGTAAGTCCGGTGCGCTCAAAGATACCGGTTATCTTGACCGCTTAGTCACCCATAGAGGACCGGATGCGCGTATTTTAGCGCATCCACGCATACTTATTAACGGCAAGATTTCGCCCGGCGTGCAGATTGATTTAACACAATCAATGCGGGCCCATGTGGTACCTAATTTTTACGCAGATTTATATAAGCGCATTTTTGTTATCCCGCATTTAGTAAATCTCGGTTCGATTTCGACAGAGCAACACTTTTCGGTCCAAGTATGGAATGCTAACCGCACAGCAGTAAAACTATTATCTGTTACGTCAAACGGTGGCGAAGGCATTCGACTTAGCGGCGTAAGTGCAGGAACATTTAATGCCCTCGCACTGAAAAAATGGGACATTACCGTCGGTATGAATGGACCCGCAGTGATTGATTGTACGGTAACCTTTAAGTTTTTAGGGCATAACCCGGTGACGTTAAAAATCACCGGTTCACGTTCGACCGATTGGCAATTTTTCCCAGATTGGTCCGAATCCGTGACCGAAAATTTGGAATGGTTAACTTCCGTGCACCAATCCATTACCGGCGCGGAACAGCGCGTGGCACGGCGCTTATCTCCGCGCCGTACTTTTGAATTCAAAGTGACGATGACAGATGTTGAACGCCAGTATTTTGAGAGCGCGTTATATGTCTATGGGGCACGGGTCTGGGCTATACCGGTGTTCCCCGATTGTGCTTACTTGCTAGCAGATACTAAACAGGGTCAGCATCAGATAAATATTGATACGACAGGTTATGACTTTGTCAGTGGCGGGCGTGTTATTTTGATGAGCGGAAAATACAAGGAAATGGCTGAAATTGTCGATGTGCAATCAGATAAGCTTATTGTCAAACGCCCAATTGTCAGCAACTTCGACCGCACTTTGACACGGGTTTATCCGCTACGCTCGGCAGTACTTACCGATATGCCGCAAATTACCCGATTAAGCGACGGGGTTTGCCGTGCGCAAGTGCGGTTAAAAATTCATGAACATAATCATTATGCAAATGATGTAGCGCATTTACCGACATATCGTAATCACCGGGTGTTAGAGCCAACAAGCGACTGGTCGGAAGATGTTACCGCGCAATACACCCGGTTAATTAAGTCCCTGGATAACGAAACAGGTTTGCCGCATTATCTGGATACGGCGCAAAAAGCATTTCAAGTTACCAGTCACCGTTTTATTGCACAAGGCCGTGAGCAACAGCGCAAACTGCGTCAGTTGTTTTATTACTTAAACGGGCGGCAGAAAACAATTTGGATTGCAACCGCCAGCACAGATTTAACCCCTGCCGCAGCTTTAGTCGGCAAAAATCTTGATATTGCCTTTATTAACTATACGGCAATATTACAAAGCCAAACCGGACGACAAGATATTCGCATTGAATGTGCTGACGGACGAATTTTCTATCGCCGGATTGTGTCATCAAGTGTAGTTGATTCGCAAACGGAGCGCTTGGCATTAGATGGCGATACGTTAAATCTTAAACAAGATGAAATTGCCAAGATTTCATTCTTAACCTTGTCAAGGCTGGACAGCGATACGGTGAGTTGGGTGCATCATACTGATGCTGACGGTGTGGCAACTATCACGGTGAGTTTTCGCGGTGTGCGCGACGAACTGGAGATTTAAACGGTATTTAACGGGATTTAAAAATGAGTTATTCAGATATTACAAAATCGGTTTCTGACAGTCAGCCGATAACGCTTTATCAATTTATTCGTGGTGAGAATGAAAAAATCTGGCGCTTTTGCGATGCTGATATCGACATTGAAGTAAACAACGAGAAATGGATTGCGACTGCAATTAGCCATTCACGCGACGGCTCAAGAGAAAATGTGGCTGTCATCCTACCAAGCAATAATCCGGTGGCTCAGCTTTATCGCGGTATTGCACCGAGCCAGTCGGTTAAGTTAATGATTATGCGATTGCATTGGCAAGATAGAGAAATCCGTGTGGTGTGGGTTGGAACTATCATTGAAGCGAAGCGTCCGGACGTACACCAAACGCAGCTAATTTCGGCGGGGCTTTCCGCCACAATGAAATCGGCAGGGTTGCGATTAACCTGGGGGCGTAACTGTCCTTATGCGCTGTATGACTATGACTGCAAAGTCAATCCGAAGAATTTCGTTGTCAGCGGATTAGCAATTAAAGCCATGACCGGCACTACCATCATCGTAGATATTCCGCAGGAATTACCACAGGGCTGGTTTAATGCCGGGTTCATCGAGTGGTTGGATGACGGCGTACGCGAAACCCGTGCCGTCAAAACCCATCAAAACAACGAACTGACGCTGATGGGCGGTACTCAAAAGTTGCAAGTGGGAACGGTAATAAAGGTTTATCCCGGCTGTGACGGAAGAGCATCTACTTGTCTCAAAAAATTTAAAAATATGTTGAATTTCGGGGGTATTCCGCATATGCCGAATAAAAGCCCTTACGACGGTTCAAGAGTGTTCTAAGGTTAGGAGGATTGAGGATTTATGTTTGCAACGATTGGTTGGGCGATTGTCCGTTTCGTGGCGGTAATCGTGGTGAATTATCTGGTTAACCAGGCATTAACTAAACGACCAAACACACAATCACCGGATGCCGCCGCAGCAAAAGACTGGAATTTTCCGCAATCGGACGAAGGTGTGCCGCAGTGCGTCTTTTTTGGAGACTGCTGGACTCAAGACTGGCAAGTGCTTGCTTATGGCAATTACCGTACAAGTGAAATCAAAAAAGGTTAATGTAATGACAGATACAGCTCACTTAATTATTACGATGCGGGATATGCGACGGGTCGATTTTTGCACTTCCGGTGTCGAAGCATTTTTCAAACGTGAAGGATTGGATTTTGAGGATTTTCTGCAACACGGCATTGATGCCGAAACATTTTTAGCAACGGGCAGTGTATTTGCACGTAAATGCGTTAATGCGGCAATCGAGGACAAGGAGACGCAATAATGGGTGGCAAACGTAAAGGCAGATCGGTCACAGTCGGTTATCGCTATTATTGGGATATTCATTCAGGTCTTGGGCGTGGTCCAGTCGACGAAATCGTCGAATTGCGCGTAGATGATAAAACTGCTTATGTCGGCAAGCCCGGAGAATTGACACGGTCGCAAGCTATCTATATCGACAAACCGAATTTATTTGGAGGCGACAAAACCGGAGGCGAAGGTGGGATTCAAGGTAGGCTGGAAATTCTGATGGGTGAACCGGACCAAAAACCCAGCAAGATGTTAATCAATTTACTGAAAGGCATTTTAAATCCGGCAGTATATTCAAACAGTGAGGTCATTGATGGCGAACTCGCGCCGGATGATATGATACCGGGCTTTCGCGGCATTACGACCACTGTCTTTAGCGGCTTAATCAGTTGCTATAACGCCTACCCGAAAAAACATAGCTATCGTCTGCGGCGCAATAATAAAGGCTGGCACAATGGTGTCGTCTGGTACCCGCAAAAAGCGAGAATCATGCTACGCAACGATAATTTAAAAATAAAAGGATTAACACCAGAACAAGAAGAAAACGTAAGACAAATACATGCAATGAACCCTGCTCATATCTTAGTGGAATGTGCTACAAATAAAAGCTGGGGAGGCAAAAAAGAACTGTCTGATTTAAATATTGAAAGCTACATTAAAGCTGCCGATACGCTTTATAACGAGGGTTTTGGCTTATGCTTGCGATATAACCGACAAGATAACATTGAGCAGTTTATTCAATCGGTTATTGACCATATCGGCGCCGTGCAGTTTGATGATATTCGCACCGGCAAGCAAGGCTTGCGCTTATTGCGTAATGATTACAATGCGGATGATTTGACGCTATTTCATTATAATAACGGTGTGTTGATGGTGCAAGATGAAGACAGTTCGGCAACCGACACTACCGCCAATCAGGTGATTGTAAAATATCGCGACCCGCTGACCAATCGCGACGACCAAGCTATTGCGAACAACCTTGCATCTGTTCAAATGCACGGCGTCATTACAAAGACGATGGAATATAAAGGCATTCCGACGTTTGATTTGGCAGCAAGGGTCGCACAACGCGATTTAGAGACGGTAGCAAGCAGTTTAACGCGCCTTAAAGTGGTGTTTGATATGCGAGGGAGCGAATTAACCCACGGTGATGTGATTAAGCTTAAACTGCCAGACCGGGGCATTGAGAGCGTTATTTTCCGTATTATGGATATTAAAAATGGCAATCAAGAGGGCGAATTTATTGTCACTTGTCTGCAGGATGTATTTGGGCTGCCTGCGGCAAATTATTCTACAAATAAATCGGAATCACTTTATATTCCACCGGATTATAGTGCCAAACCGATTAGACACAGCCGATTATTTGAAGTGCCTTATCATCTTTATCCGTTAATTTTGTCCGATGCCGAGCGCGCATTCCTGAAACCGACCGATTGTTTCGTATGGTCACTTGCCACTGCCCCGACCGCACTTTCGGTCGGTTATGACTTAATGATTGATGTAGGCGCGGGATTTGAGCATGCTACCGAAGGTTCGTTCACACCGTCTGTCGTGTTAGATGAAGATATTACACCTTATCAAACCCAAGTAAGATTTGTTACCGACGGGGATTACTCGGGTCTTAGTGGTGCCGAAGCATTAATGATAAACGATGAAATCGTGAAAATTGACTCTGTGGATTTTACAAAATCCATCATTACGATTGGGCGCGGTTGTGCCGACACCATCCCGCAATCACACAAACGTGGTGCAAGAGCATGGTGTTATTTAATCGCTGCCGGTACAAATGACGTGAAATATACCGTCAATGAAAAAATCAAAGCCAAATTACTGACCCGCACACAACAGGAAACATTATCGCAAGATAAAGCGCAGGAACTTGTTATCACTACACAACAACGTCAAGCCCGCCCGTACCCGCCGGGTAAAGTACAGGCTGATGGTGTATATAGCGATACGATTGCCGATGGTAGTAAATTTAAATTAACCTGGGCGCATCGTGATAGAGACATTCAAGCCGATAAACTTATCGCACATACCGAAGATAGCACGATTCTCGGTGATGGTGTCAGTTATCAGATTGCTTTGCTTGATGGTTCCAACATTGTTCGCACTATAACAACCACCGATACCGAGTTTTTATATCCGGGTGAAGCTAAAAAAGAAGGAGAACAGTTTAATCGGATTACGTTAAGCGCAGTTAAAAACGGCTTATCCAGCTTATTTAATTATCAGTTTAACGTTGCCGGTGCATTGCAGCTACTTTATGACTGGGATTATAAAGCTAAATTCACACAGGGTGATAACTACCTTAACCGCTACGATGATAGTTATTTCGGTGGTCTGCCGTATTTTATGTTATCAAGTAGCTTATCACCGACTAGTGAACTTTATAGGGATTTTGCCGTTACACCGGGTGAGTTCGGGAGATTTTTAATTAACTATAAAATTTTGAGCTATAACCAACGACGCGGCAAATGCAAGGTGATTGTGCAGTTGCTAAATAGCGATAATCTAGTTAAATCTATTGATTCGGGGCTGCTCGGTGATTACCCGACAGATGACTGGCATCCGCAACAAGTCACAGATACATTACCGTCGGAAGTGACAACTATCCGGTTTAAGATTGTTGTACAGGATAGTATTACTAATAATGCATTGGCATTTAGGGATATAACAATTCGTGTAGGCAAATAGGAGGTAAATAAAAAATAACACAAACACGGGTAGTCGGTGAGCTTGGCTGAGCCTGCCGACCTTATCACCCACAGATCTGACCTGTGAGCAATAACTATTGCTAGACCCGCGGTCTTAGCCAAGACGAGGTAAGTCTAGCGTATTTTTTCAGTATATGAAAGAGGCTTACAGAATATGAAAAACAATTTATCAAGCTATAAACAAGCACCACTCCCATTTATTGGGCAAAAACGGCAATTCTTAACACATTATACCGCGATACTTAATCAACATATTCCGGATGAAGGTAAAGACTGGACAATTATTGATGCCTTCGGTGGTTCGGGATTACTTAGCCACACGGCAAAACAACTCAAACCTGCCGCACGCGTTATTTACAATGACTTCGACGATTATGTCATGCGGCTCAAACATATTGACGATATTAACCGGTTGCGTGGCAAGATATATACTTTATTAGATGGTGTTCCACGCCAAAAGCGTATTACTGATCATCTTCTCAAAACTAAAATAATCAAAGCAATCGAAACATTTGACGGTTATAAGGATTTAAACTGTTTAGCCGGTTGGCTATTATTTAGCGGTCAGCAAGTCGCAACACTTAGTGATCTT